ATACAAGAAGTGATCTTTTTGTTCTTATCGCATGCAAGAAAGCCTCTAGCTGATAGCCTCGAGGTTTGAAGGGTAGATTAAGATCTTCTATGAACTTAACAATAGTGTCGCTATCTATATTGTTGAAGCTTTGTACATTCTTATCAAAAACAAGATTGTAACTACGTGACTCACAAAATTTATTGATATAAGGAATCAACCCATAGTACACTCTTCTGCTTAGAGGATTGAAGAGGTGTATATCACCAGACCATGTTTTATTGCGGTAGGCTGGCATAAAGCGATAGCCAGGAACCTTGAAAGTAAAGTAATCCTTTAGCTCCATTGCAACATTGCTGTCACAATCAACTGTTATATACACCTCATTAAACTTGGATATAGTTAGAGTTTCTGTCATTGACCAGTCTTAAATTTTTCCCAATCAATAGCACTCTTCACCTGGAACCCAAGGTTCATAACAGATTTGATAATAGATTCAAGAGCATCTATTTTTTCTTGCTGTAGGGCAATTCGTAGGTTGAGGGTTATAATGTCACTATCACTATCAATGTATGTGGGAACATCTTGCTTAAGAATTTTCAAGGCAAATGGTTCCCACTTCATGTCTTCTAGCGTTTCTTGGTCAATGACACCTGTGAAATATTCCCACTTCAATCTCTTTAGTTTTTTCATCTCTTGCTCTAGTTTACGAAGCAAAAGTCTTTCGTGTGAGAATAGTTTGAAATATTTGTGGTGAAGTTTTGGTATGTTTAATGCAACATCACCTAGCTCGGTCCGGTCAACCTTGCTATCTTTTTCCCACTCATTAAAAATTTCTTCAAGTTTCATAATGTAAAACACCAATCAAGAGGTGTGTATTATACCCTAAACGGTATGAAGAGTAAACGATAGGCACCTAAAATTAACGCTAACATCTACATACGTTACATCCGTCTCACTACTTGTAAACTCTATATCACCAATAACAACAGGGAATAAATCTTTGAATCTAACCTCAATATTTGGTTTATTGGCTGAGTTTAAAATAAGCAAGGTACCATCACAAACAAAGTTACTATAAATGTCATTTGCTATTAGAGGCGATGGTTGTCCTGTTGCAAAGGATTCTGGCCGACCTATCTCAACCATCCAATTAAAAATTTCTAGATAGTTCTCCATATTTTCATCAACTTTGAATCTCACAATAAAATCATTATACACAACTTTATCAGGATAGCGGATTATCTTAAATGGTGTTTGCAGTTCACTGTCTTCAACTGTTATTCCAGGCAAAACAACAGACGTAACATTAAAGACAGCATTTGGCATCTTTTGTATAGTTAGTTGATAGCCAAGAGGTGATAGAAAGTTCTTTTGTACTGCCATTTTAATAATTCCTTTTTTAATTATTTATGCTTATTATATACCACTCTTCAATTTAGCATCATACTCTCTGCCCTCTCTTGCAAGAGGAATAACGTGCTGCTTATATCCACCAGAGCTCATGAACTTTACAATAGCTTCTTTTGTGTTTTTTGTAGCTCCTTGAATATCATCACATTTAGCACAAGGAAGTATGGCATTTCTATCGTGATTCAATAACCTCCATCTAATTCTATTCAACTTTGGGTCATTGACATACATGTCAATTAGTGACCTCTCCACTACATTACCAATTTTTATTTGATGTGACCAATCATTACAACACATTTGATAGTTGCCTTCATAGTCAATAAATATTTGCCTCATTGGGTGCCAACAAGGTGATTCACTAACCTTTATTTTCTTTCCATTTGGTAATGTTACGAGATTTGTATAATCAAGATCTTCATTTCGTCTATCTTGATTTTTAAAATAGCCTGCTCTATTATTGAAAGCATGCTTCCAGGTTTTACCATCTTCTTTGTATGATGGCATGTTGTTAATTTGATCTATAGTAAAACCATCTTGTTTATAGTAATGTTTTACAATACCACCGCTTGGTAGTGTTACATATTTTTGTTGCCTTTCAATATACTCTTCGTTTGATTCGTAACTATTTAAATACAGTTCATTTAATTTTTGACCAACTGAGGAATTCCACCACTCGTCTATTTTGTATCCATTTGTTGTAAGTCTAACTTTCCATTTTCTTTTACCTGAGGTCACCATATCAACCACAGTATCAAAGTGTTTATGAAGAGTGCTCTCTCCTCTACCAGCCAGCTCTATCCAGCCACTAAAATCAATTGATCTAAGTTCTTGTAAAACAATCTCAATTGTTTCAAGTGGTAAATGTTTATTAACATTTGGGTATACTGGATCAGCATCAAGTGTTCTGGGGCAAAAGGAGCACTGTCTATTGCAAAGTCCTGTTAGATCAAAATCTAAACGAACAAGTTCTTTCAATATAGGGTGTCTTCTAATACCATTGCTATCTGTAACAATAGGAATTATATCCATGGATCAATTATCCCTTCACACCAATTTTCACACGTATCAATAACATAGTATACAGACTTGCCTTTAATAACTCTATCTTCCTTAATTTGTTTATTCTCAATCATTCTAATTACATAGCCATCAGCAAGTTCATAGAGCTCAGCAGTTCTTGTTTCTTTTATATACTTTGTGCAAAAGCGCGCATTCTCAATCATATAACTACCTCAATATTTTGTTACAGAACCATCCTTACTAACATGCCACGCCTCAAATGTTATTTGTGGGTATTCTTTTTGTAGTGACTTGAAGCTTGTAAGATTATTGGTATCATCATCAAAAAATCTTATTCTTTTGTATAGACCACTTCTCAAGTACTTTCTGAATATCACTTTTTTATTTTTAGCACTGGACCCTAAATTAAAATTACCAGCTCTCTCAACACGAATTTTATTTGTGTCAATACCATGTGCATCTAGAGCTCTTAGAAAAACTTCCTTATTGTCAAAGTCAGCTCTAGCAGTGGATATAATAACACGTGAGCCTTTCACAAAAGCATTGTTAATAATAGCCTTTGCTTTACCAATCATTTTTGATATAGGTGTAGAAGTCTTTTCAAATACTTCGGCACTTCTAAATTCACCATAATCAAAACTCTCACCCTGTTTTAACTTGTATAAATTATATTGTTGATTATCAAGTGTACCAACAACACTGCCATCTTTAATTACTTTGATTTTGGCTTTTGTGTGGAACAAAGTTTCATCTAGGTCAAACACCGTCAACCCAAGCTCTGCCTGTTCTTCTAAAAAAGCTTTAAATGTATTTACTTCCATGTCTTTATTTATCAAGCAAAAAAAAGGGCCGCTTTCGCGGCCCTCTCTTTCTATTATATCCTTTCGGATTATAGGATGTTGCTTACAAGAACGCGTCTGTAGTATACGTTTGCGTCCTTGGTCATTGCACCGTTGCCGTATGAAGCACCTTCTGCGAATGGATTTGCGACCATGCCGTAGCGTGTCTTGAATCCAATCTTTGGCTGGAAGGAATCTTCACCAACTGCACGAACCATCTGTAGTGGAACGTATGGGCAGTAGAAGATACCAGCATCGAATGCGCTTGCACCCTTATAGCCAACTGTCATATAGTTGTCTGTTACGTATGGGTCAATGTAGACCTTGATACGACCGTTTAGAACACCAGCAAATGTGTTGCCTGTGTCGTCAACGTTTAGAGCGTTGCTATTTAGAGCAGGAGCGTAATCTAGAACACCAGCCATTTGCAATGCAGATGCGACATCTGATGAGCAAAGGATGATGTTACCCTTACCACGACGTGTGTCTTTGGCAATTTGGTTAGCTTCACGCTCTACCTGGAACATTAGACCCTTGAACTTCTCAACTGACCAACGGCCGTTTGCATCGACGTCTAGGTCGAATGTACCAACTGTTGTTGTGGTGTTAGCACCGCGCTTAGCTGTTACGTTAATTGTGCGGATAACTTCACGGTTGATTTCTACAAGGATTTCTGATTGTAGAATGTTTGAAAGCTCAGCTTCAGCATCTAGACCATGAATTGCCTTCAAGTCTTGTGCCAATTCCATTGTGTACTCTGCCTTCAATGCACGGCTCTTTGCTTCAACAGAAACCTTCTCAATTGAGAAAGCCATGTTTGCAAATGCAGCGTTTGAAGCGTTACCTAGAGCTTCAGCCTGGTTTGTTGACATACCACCAGCAAAGTTGTATGTGTTTGACTCAGCGTTGTTTGCTGAACCAGGAGTTGTACCAACATGGCGGCCGCCTGGTAGGTTAACTGTTGAGTTACCTAGAGCAATCGTTGAGAATGCTGTGTTGGCTTCGTTGTAGAATGCTTCTGTAGCTGAGTTAGCTTGTGAGTTGTACTTGCTGCGCATTGCAAAGATCAAGCCTGTTGGGCCTGTCATTGGCTGAACGCCGCAAACGTCATAAGCAACTAGGTTTGGCATTGAACGACGAACCAAGCTGATTAGAACTGGATCGTAGTTTGAAACGCCATCACCAAAACCAGCTGTGCCAGTTGCGTTTGTTGGTGTGTGTGTACCAGCTTCCAATAGAGCACGTGCGCCGCCGCCGTTTTCTGCCATTGAACGCTCTGTATTTTCTAGTAGCTGAGCCGTTACTGATCTACGCACAGTATCCT